ATGGCTGTAAACCTTGGTTTCAAAGGGTTTACAAGAGGGACATACAACTTCCACAAAACTGATTACAAATTGCTAAACGATCCAACTCTTTTAGGAGCAGTTGATGCACAAGCAAAAGTAAGAGGTCTTTTAATCCCAGTTGGAACAAAAGAGGTTTACGAAGGAGTATATAACGGTAACGGAGCCGGAGACAAGATCACCACTCCATTCCTACAACAAATGTTTAGAGCATCTGCTGCTGAGAACCGTAAATATAAAAACTGGTTAACAGGTTCTGTATTTGGAGTTAACACAGATGATGAAGATGTAATGAGAGAGCACCACTTGTCAGAGCGTATGCTTAACACAGTTGGAGCAAACAACTTCATGTTATTTGAGGGACAAGAATAGAAATATTCATAAACAAGCAAGAAGGGGGCCTAGAGCCTCCTTTTTTGTTTTATAAAAATAACTATAAGTAAAATTTATGTAAGTTTGTAACTCAATCAAAATAAAATATAGTAAAATGAAAAAAGTTTTAAGTGATAAGTCTTATAGGCTTACAAATGACAGATCAGGAGAGTCTTTTCTCCTTAACGTAGGAAGAAAAGGTAGTCTGACAGTATTTGATGAAGATGAAGGAACTAATGGATCAAGGAGAGCAATCAGACATGCACCTAATCAAAAGTCTATTTTTATAGATGAGCAAGATAAACACGCTCTAGTCACACCAATCGTTTTTACAAACGGATACTTAAATGTACTTAAGTCTGAACCTTTAACACAAGATTTCCTAGACAGTCATCCATCAAACGTGGCCAATGGAGGTATATGGTTTGAGTTAATCGACGATGAAAAAATAGCTAAGGAATCTATTGTAGATGAAGAACTAAAAATAGACCTTAAGTATCTTGTAAGGAAGAAAGCAAAAGAGGAGGATGGAATTCACGCTTTAACTTCAGAGGCAGCAGTTATTATGGGATCAATTGACCAAGTTGCTTCAAAGGGTACGGAGGAGCTAAAACGAATCTTATACAACGAGATCGAGAACAGCCCAGAGTACTTTACAGATGAAGCTGGGAACCCAGTCATATTTGACAACGGAGAAGTATTTAGAAAATACTTAGTTCTTAAATCAATTAAAGATGGCATCATCAAGAAGTCACCAAACAATAAATCCATCATGTGGGTCAAGGATAAGGAAGTAATTGCTACAGCACCGGTAGGTGTAGATTTAGTAGACTATTTCACGTCTTACCTAGCTACAGATGAAGGAATGCTAGTACTAGAAGAGATAACTCGAAGGAGTTAGTACACAGTAAAGACTAATAAGACAGCCTCAGTGATCCCACTGAGGTTTTCTTTTATAAGGGGTTAATAAAAATGTTATCTTTGCTCTTATGATAAACAAGGTATACGACACATTACTGACCATCCTAAATAAAGAAATCCAAGGTTATATATCACCTGCTGAATTTAACCTGCTTGCAAACAGTGTGCAACTACAAATATTTAGGGAATATTTTGAAGATGAGAACAGAGATAAGAATAGAGAGAACAGAGGCCTAACTAACAAAGGTTATGCTAATTTAAGCTTTAACCAAAGGCAAAGAATAGATGAATTCGCGGATCAGTCTACAATATCACACACAGGGACAAATTATGTGTTACCTTCCAATTTATATTTACTTGAAGAGGATGGGATATCAACTCCTAGTGGAATAGTTGTAGAAGAAGTGGAAAGAAGTCAAATAAACTACATGAGAAGCTCAGAAGTAGCTCCTACAGAACTCTACGCTGTATATGAGATGATAGGCAACACAATTAAAGTTATGCCAGCCTCGTTTACAAATGATTTGGAGGTAAGATATTTAAGGGTGCCAAAAGAACCCAAGTGGACATATTTTACTTTACCAGACTCAACACCAGTGTTCAACCCCTCCTCGAATGACTTTCAAGATTTTGAATTACATAAATCAGAGTTTAGCAACGTAGTGGTCAGAATGTTAGGATACTTTGGAATTAACCTTAGAGAGTCAGATGTAGTACAAGCTGCTGAGACCCTTAAAGATAAGAACAATGCAAAAGATAACGGTTAATGGCAACAAGTGAACAGTATTATAATAGCCCAGAAGATTTTGGCAACTACCAACACATAACTCTACAAGAGATTGTGAATAACTATATGATGTCCAGAGATGGAGATGACTACACTGCTATGGTGCCTAGGTTTAAAGTTTTGTACCAAGCTAGAAGAGGGTTCAGAGAGTTTTATTCTGATGTAGTAAAAGAGGTAAGAGCGATTGAACTGGAGCTATCCCCAAGTCTTATGGTTACACTACCACCAGATTTTGTAAACTATGTAAGGATTTCATGGGTGGGAGAAGATAAGCAACTTCACCCAATGGCTGAAGACAGAAGAATGTCTATAGCTCAGGAGTACCTACAAGATGACAACTATAACCTGTTATTTGATGATGAAGGTGAAGTCCTACAAGGTACCTCAACAATCCCTATGGATGACTATGAGGCACCTGTAAAGAACGGGTATGATTTAGGCCCTATGAACAACTTCGTTTTCTCTACTCTAAGGTTCGACCCCAATACAGATCTAAGTAGAAAATTCCCTAATGGGAGGTACAAGATAAACAGAAGTGAAGGTTTTATCCAATTTGGATCAGATGCAGAATCAAAAATTATTGTTTTAGAGTACATATCTGACGGACTGTTTACGGGTTCAGAGGGATTACCAGAAGATAAATTAAGAATACACAAATTTGCTGAGTCAGGTATTATTGACTTCATTCATTACCAGTTGATAAAGAATAGGAGGAATGTACCACAAAGTGAAAAAATGAGGGCTAGAAAAGAATTCTATAATAGTAGAAGATTAGCCATGCAGAGAATAAACACAATCAGAAAAGACGAACTATTACAAGTTTTTAAGGGTTCATCTGTCTGGATTAAGTAACAATTAAAATTTAAATAAAATGGGAGTAAGCAAGATGTTAAACAACTACTTGATAGGAATTGATGTAACAAATTACGGAAATGTAACTTCATCAGGGTTTGAAGACAAGAAAACTTTAAACTTCATGACCTTAGAGGTCAAGGAAAGCTCAGAAGAAGATATTCAAGTTGGAGACAAAGTACTTGTACCAATCAACGCACCAAAAGAGGATGAGTTTGATGACGGTGTAGTACAAGTTTTTCATAGAAGAGATGTAATCAGAATTTTGTAAGATGAAATTAAAGAACACCTTTATAAAAGGCAAGCTAAACAAAGATGTTGATGAGAGGCTGTTACCTAATGGCCAGTATTCTCATGCAGAAAATATAAGGGTGGCCAACAGTGAAGACTCGGATGCAGGGGCCATAGAAAACTCTCTTGGCAATGAACAACTAACTAACTTTAACCTAACTAACGCAAAGACGATAGGGTCTTTCGGTGATGGGTCAAATCAAAAAGTATACTGGTTCACAACTTCAGATGAGAAGGATCTTGTGATAGAATATGATATTGCCAATAGCCAGACTGATATCTTACTTGAGTCATCTAAACCAGATAGTTTACTAAACTTTGATTCTTCGTTCCTTATAACAGGTGTGTCTAAAGTTATCAATGGAGAGTCCGGTAGGGATCTCCTTTTATGGACAGATGACCTCAATCCACCAAGGATGATTAACATTGAAAGAGCTAAGACTTACGGGGTTAATGGTTTCGAAGAGGAAGACATATTACTTATTAAGAAGCCACCGAGATTTGCACCGGAGACTGTTTTAACTTTTACACCCTCAACACTTGAGAACAATCTAGAAGATAAATTCTTATCTTTTTCCTATAGGTATAAGTACCTAGACGGAGAATACAGTTCTTTGTCTTCATTCTCTAATTACAACTTTGCTCCAAGCAGGTTTGAACTTGACTACCAAACCATGGAAAATAAAGGAATGGTCAACTCATTTAACGCAATTTCTATTTCATTTAACACTGGAAGTAAAAGAGTCACAGATATACAACTTGTAGTTAAAGAAAGTAATTCAAACGCGCTTGCTATAGTAGAGACTTTTAATAAAGAGAAAGAGAACTGGGAAGATAATGTGCCTGAGTCATTTCTATTCGCGAATAGCAAGAAGTATACATTCCTTCCGGAAGACGAACTATTCAGAGCATATGATAATGTACCGAGAAAAGCCAAAGCTATGGAGATCATTGGTAACAGAGCTATTTTTGGTAATTATGTAGAGGGTTATAACTTAGTCAACAGGTTTGGTGAAAAGGTAAGACCGGATTACAATCTATCTTTACTAAGCAAAGATCTAACAGGTCAAGAGCTTAATACAACATTAGGTACAACCACAGTGGCAGATGACACTATAACAGTAGATTTAGGCAACAATGATCTCAAGAAAGAAACTAGGTTAACCTTTGACTTTAGAACCCAAGCCACAGCTATATCTGGAACATTTGATAGTACATTTGATTTTATCTTAGATCAAGATTATTCAGATGCTTCAGAACTAGCATCTAGTGACAGCTTTTCAACTTTTGTAAATATAGTTATGACTAATGTGTTCATGAACAATTACAGTGTCAATAGTACCCCCACTTACGGAGAGTTTGACAGTAACACTAGCTTTGTAATAACAGGGTCAACAGCCACTACTATTTCAATACAGGCACCTATCTTTACTTATAAAATAGATCAGACTCCATCTGATCCTAATGATAGTGATTTTGTTAATGATGTTTATGAGTGGTCCTACACTGCACAATCAATAGCCTTTTATAGGGAGATATCCATCGACACCTCCCTTAAGACAGAAAGAAGTTATGAGGTAGGTAAAATCTATATGGATGAGTACAACAGAGCAACGACCGTCTTGACAGATACTGGTAACACTATAAACGTACCACAGAAATTCTCTATTAATCAGAACAAGATTGTAGTTAATATAAACAACACTCCACCAGAGTTTGCAGATAGGTATAAACTAGTTGTCAAGCAGAATAAAGGTAATTACCAAACTATTTATACAAACCTATTCTATGAGGATGGTTTATTTAGATGGATAAAACTTGATGGGGCCAATAGAGATAAAGTGAAAGAAGGCGACACCTTAATAGTCAAGTCAGACTTAGATGGACCTATAGAGGAAGTTGTGAAAATAAGGGTTTTAGAGGTGTCTACTAAACAACCAGATTTTATTGAAGGTAACGTAGACGAAAACGGCAATGATATAGTAGAGGATCAAGGCCTCTATATGAAAATTAAGCCTACAAACTTTAATATGGAAAAAAGCGAAGGCACCATTATTTCTTATGATAGCTACGCAACTCGTAATTCTGGAAAACCAGAAGTTCTATTAGGTAAAGATCAAGTAGGTACACTAGGGGGTTTTAAAGACCTTGATACAGGAGATTATGTAGATTTACCTATAACTGCAGGGTCAAAGATATTTGTTAAGTTGAGAAATTATGAAAGTGACGGATATGATGAATCTTTTGAAAAAGATGTGATCGTACAAGGAGACTATGATAATTTTCAAGAGTGGTGGGAGAATGAGATAATAGATCTTGGAGATCAACAATCTAATTTTACAACTAACTTTGAGAGACAAGGTGATAATGCCCTTTATCTAAGGGTCAGAGGAGAAGAACCGGGGG